GCAGGTTATGCTTGGGGAGATATAAAAAATGAGGCGTCGACTTTTTGACGGAGCCCAAGTAGAGCTTGGACTGCTGCCAGTTGTCGGCGCCTTAAGCACTCTGTCGGCCACTATAGGTGCTGTTGAGCGTTATGACGTTGCGGCGGTCTCTATTTCAGCAGGGGGCACTGCGACAGCATCGCTTGCGGCAAGTGAAACAAGAGACGTTGCGTCTTTTGCTCTGTCTGCCGCTCACACTGCGGTTTTGTCTGCTAGCGAGGCATTCGATATAGCTTCGCTGTCAGCAAATGTTGGCAGCGCTGCGTCAGTTTCTTTTGCAGCCGTTGAAAGCCGCGATAGCTCTTTGTTCTCTGTTTTTCAAGTCCCGGTGGCGTCGATCTCCGCGACGGAGACAAGTGATGCGGCGGCTTTCTCTGCAATAGTTGTCCAAATTGGAGGGCTGCGGCGCTCCTCTCGGGTTAGAAAGTACAACACGCAAACTAGAAACAGGCCTCCGGCCATACAGCAAATGGTGCAATAATGGGATATCGGCTTATTATTCCGCCGTCCGTACTGCCCGTTACCCTTGCTGAGGCTAAGGCGCAGGTTCGCGTTGACCATTCCGACGAAGACTCCAAGATTGACGCGCTTATCGCCGCCGCTGTTTCATATCTTGATGGCCGCTCTGGAGTTCTTGGAAGATGCCTTGTTACGCAGACTTGGGAGTTGACTCTTGATAGCTTTCCTGACGAAGAAATTGAGTTGCCTATTGGTCCAGTTCAATCTGTGACATCAATAACGTATGTTGACACGTTTGGCGCTGAGCAAACAATAAGCGCTAGCGATTATTATGTTGATACTACCAGCCTATCGGCTTGGGTCGTTCCAGAAGTCGCTTGGCCGGACACTATGCCAGCGGCGAACGCCGTTACCGTTCGTTTCGTTGCAGGGACGTCTTCTGCGGAGGTTCCGGCTGCCATCAAGCATGCCGTGCTGCTTTTAGTGGCGCACTGGTACGAAAATCGCCAGCCTATTGCTGTTGGGCTCTCGGTTGCTGCAATGCCAATGGCGGTTGACGCCCTAATCGCGCCCTTTCGTCGAATTACTGTTTAAACTCATCAGGAGATAGATAAATGCCACAGAACATCAATATTTCGGCAACCTTGCAAATCGATTCGACCGGCAATCCCGTCGTAGGCGGCGCGGTGTCGACCGTCAGTCGCGGCAGGCAAGCCGACATTAACCTTGCGGATGGCACGGGCAGCAACCAAGCTTCGAAGACCTATTCGGCGCAGAGAACCGTCGCATCGGCAACAAACGATGACATTGATCTTGCTGGCGGCCCTCTAGTCGACGTGATGGGGCTTGCGCTAACCTTTCTTACCGTGAAGTGCATTGTGCTTCGTTCTGACCCGGCGAACACTACGAACATGACGGTAAGTCCTGCTCCCGCCAATGGCTTTCTCGGGCCGTTTGGCGCGGCGGCACATAACGTACAGGTGCGACCAGGCGGCGCTCTTGTGTTCGCCGCTCCTCAGACCGGCTGGACGGTGACGCCGAGCACTGGCGACCTTTTGCGCGTTACTAACGCGGCTGGAGCGCCAGCAATCTATACGATTGAGATTGTCGGTACCTAATCCATGGACGCTGGCCGTCTTGATGAGAGAATTGAAGTGCTGCGATCTAGCGGCACGGCGGACGCTTTCAATGCGACGGTCGAGGTATGGGCCACGATTGCGACTGTTTGGGCAAGCGTGCAGCCTATCAGCGACGGAGAGAAGTGGCGAGCGGGGGAAACGCTGGCCAATGAAACAAGCCGGTTCACTATCCGCTGGGCAAACTGGGTCTCTGATGTAAACCCTAGGGACCGAATATCCTACAACGGACGGATATGGGATATCCAGGGGGTTAAGGATTTAGATCGGCGCGAGTATCGAGAAATCACGGCAACCGCGAGGAGCGAATGACAAGTAAAACGGTTGTTTCAGTGTCCGGTTTTCGCGAGCTGGACCAGGCTCTAGCGCAATTGCCAAAGGCGATAGCTCGCAACGTTTTAAAGCGCACGCTAGCCAAGGCTGCCGAGCCGATTGCGGAGGCCGCCAGACAAGCGGTGCCTGTTGATCAGGGCGACCTCAAGGCTTCTATCAGTGTTTCGCCTCGAATAAAGAACAAGGTCGGCAGTTCTGAATTCAGTGCTGCAATGCGGGCCGGTCTTGGAAAAGATGCTGCGGTTAGAGCAATGCGAGATGCCCGGCGAGCTGGTGGCTCAAGTTTTGCCGAGACGCACATTGGACCAGCAGCTAAAAAAGGCGTTATTCGATACGCTCATCTGGTTGAGTTTGGCACGGCAAAAATGCCTGCCGAGCCGTACATGAGGCCAGCATGGGACGCGGAAAAAGAAAGCGCGCTTCGCATTATCAGGGCCGAGCTGGGGAATGAGATTATTGCCGCTGCCCGCAGAATCGGAAGGTCAAATAAGCGCAGCGAAGATATAAAGTCTAGGGCCTCCCTAGCTGCTTCAATGGCGGCGAAGGTGGGAAGCTAATGGAAGAGTCATTGATTTCGCTCTTGCTTGCGCACGCGCCGCTTTACTCGTTAACTGGCGCGCGCATCCACTGGCTTCGGGCCCCTCAGGGCGTTGAAAAGCCTTACGTCACCTTGCAAGTGATTAGCGGCATTCCGGACGTCTCTCATAGCGGCCCTAACGGGCTTGTCGCGGGGCGCGTACAGGCTGACTGTTATGGTACGAGCTATAATAGCGCTAAAGCTGTAGCACGGGCCGTCACGGGCCGTCTTTCTGGCTACAAAGGCATGCCGACTCCGCCCGGAACAACAATCTTTGATGGCGTATTCAAAGATTCCGAGCGCGACGGATACGACGACGAAGAAAGCCCGGACAAACTGTTCCGAGTCTCTATGGATTTCATTATTTGGCATAAAGGAGTTTAAAAACCATGCCTACCAATGTCGGTATCGGATATCAAATGACGTTCGGCATCTTTAATGGTGTCAGCTACGTGCCTGTAGCAGAAGTTACGATGGCAACCCCTCCGCAGTATAGCAGGGATGCGATTGAGGCGACACACATGGGAAGCCCTAACGCTTTCCGGGAATACATTCCGGGGCTTCTTGACGCTGGCGAAGCGACAATCGAGATTAACTATGTTCCAGCCGCCGTCGATCCCATTCTCACTGCAATGCGTGCTGGGCTTGGCCAATTTCGGATCACATATCCGAATGGCACGACGTATACCTTTAGCGGAATTATAACGGCATACACCCCAGAGACGCCGATGGATGGAAAGCTTGCGGCCACCATCACCATCAAGGTCTCCAGCATACCGGTTCTGGCATAACGATGGCAAACTCTCATCGTGGGGAAGTTGATCTAAAGGCAGGCGACGAAACCTATACGCTCGTCTTTACCATCAATACGCTGTGCGACATGGAAGAGGAGAGGCCCGGGGTCAACATCTTGGGCGATCTCTCCAAGCTTTCAAACATCCGTTATCTGCTGTTGTCTGGGCTTCGCGAGCGTCACCCGAAGCTTAATAAGGTTGACGCTGGCCGCATTTTGCAAGATGCCGGGCTTCCGGCGGCTCAAAGTGCTATCCAGTTAGCTCTTGAGCGCGGCATCGGCCCGAAGGATAAGACAGAAAACCCTTAGCGGCGGAAGCGGCGGCTCTTAGCTGGGCCGATCTCCACTCGCAATGGGTGGAGGCTGGGTGTGACCCGGCGCGCTTCTGGAAGATAACTCCAATTGAAGCTTCTCGCGAGATGAAAGCCAAGGCGAAGGCGCGGCAAAATGAGCAACAGCAATTGACATGGCTTGCATGGCACATTGAGGCGTTTGCTCGTACAAAGAGGCTGCCCACGCTTAAAGAAGTTGTTGGGAAGGGCCGCCGAAACCAGCGGCAAGACCCAGAGATACTAATGGCTAATTTAAAACTCGCATTCGGATATGACGGAGATGTAAAGCAGTGACGCAGGCCGTTATTGGAAATTTGCGCGCCACGCTAGGCCTGGACACAGCAGCATTTACTGCCGGTGCCGCTCGTGCCGAAAAGACGCTTTCCGGTCTGCAGAGGTCTGTAGCGACTTTTGGAACGGGCGTTGCAGGAGTTCTCGGAGGGATTGGCCTTAGTGCGCTTGCGACGTCTATGGTAACGGCGATGCGCCAAGTGGCTCAGATTGGTGACCTAGGCGAGACTATTGGAATCACGGCGGAGCAGATTCAGGTTTTCAACCGGATGGCGCTAGCCTCCGGCGCGTCTACAGATGTAATGGCGCGCGGCTTGCAAGAGATTGCCGAGCAATCCGCAGATGCAAGCTCCAAGCTATCTCAGCTTTTTGCGGAAAACGGACTTTCCGCGCAAGGCCGGGAAACTAATGAAGTCATTCGCGACTTCATGGAGTTGCTGCAGAATGCCCGTGATCCCACGGAGCAGCTGGCGATGGCCACTTCTGTTCTCGGCGCGCGCGTCGGGCGTGAATTGGTCGAAGCGCTTCGCACGGGCGCGGAGGGCTATGATAGCGCCGTGAAATCTATGATAGAGTCAGGGAACTATCATACAAATGCGGAAGTTAAGCGGATTCAAGAAATCGAGACGAAATATAATGAGGTCGTTGCCAGCATAGGTGCCGCTTGGCAAGGCATGATTGTTAACATCATCGGTGGAATTGATAAAATACAGAAGGATTTTAGCAGCGGTGGTGGTAGCGCGGCATCTGAGCTGTTTAATCTTCTAACTGGCAGGCCGGTTACAGATTGGGATTTAAGGACGGGACAGCCGATAGACTTTTGGACGGGAGAGCCTTTAAGGGGCCTTAAAGGTGACTTGCCGGGGGGGCTTCCTCCAGAATCCTCGCGCGCCCCTTCTATTTTTCCGTCGAGGCCTGCGCCCCAGCTTCTTAACGCTCCGAATCTCAATAACCTAGGGCTTGGCGGGGGAGGTTCTGGCGGTTCTTCGGGGGTAACCCCGATCACTGCTTATGACATTCGCGGCGTGGGGCTTGAGCTTCAGAATTTTACAGGCCAGGTCAAGGAGGCGGATATTGCAGCCAAGGACCTTGCCACCTCTCTTGGAGATGGAATCGCCTATGCGCTTACTGACATTGCATTCAATGCAAAGTCTGCAGGTGATGCTTTTCAAATGCTCAAGGCGGTCGCTCTTGACACTTTAGAGAGTATTACCCAGCAGCTGTTAAAGAGCGGCCTTAACATGCTGCTTAGCGGCCTCGGATCATCCTTTGGCGGGGCGCAGGGGCTGGCCGGGTTTGGTGGGTTCTATGCAGATGGCGGCACCCTTGGCGCGGGCAAGTGGGGCATCGCCGGTGAGGCTGGCCCTGAGATTATACATGGCCCGGCCAATATAACGCCGATGGGCCGGGGTGGCGCATCTCCTCAAATGAATGTCACTATCATCAACAATAGCTCTGCTTCTGTCAGCACTCGCAAAAATCAGGGCGGCGATCTTGAATTGATGATCGAGGATATGATGGCTAGCAAGCTATCGCGCGGCGGCAATAAGATAGACAGCGCTTTGCAGCGCGGATACGGACTTAAGCGGGCTGGTCGCTAATGGCAATATCTCAGGCTTTAAAAGAAATCTATTCGTCGGCACCTGCGCAACAGCGATATATTGAAACGCTTGCCTTTTCGCATTCTCTTTTTCCGAGAACCTACTATCTAACAAATGACAACGTGGCATGGCAATTCACTCTTGAGTCCGGGGCCACTGTCACGTTCCAGGCCGTTCCTTTCGCCATCATTCTTCCAAAGCTTGAAGGCAACGGGAATCAAGACATGAATTTGACGATATCAAACATCGGGCGAGACCTGATTGATCCTCTTGAGCTTGCGAACGGCCTTCCGACCGAAGCAGTAAAATGCACCTACAGGGTATTCCTTGATCAGCCCCTAGGGAGCCCGCAGAACACGCCGGTGCTGGAACTAATTATCACTGGTGTCGAGGTCACAAAGAACGCGGTTAGCGCCACTGCCACTCGAGCTGACGTGCTCAGCCGGGCCTTCCCGTATAACTTTTACAGGGCATCTCAATTTCCGGGACTCAAGCGATGAACGTTAACTGTTTTATTGGCCTGCCCTATCGTGAAGGCGCGAGGGGGCCGGACGCCTTTGACTGCTACGGCTTGATTATTGAAGTGTTTCGCCAGTTGCGAGGCATTAATCTTCCTGATTTCTATCAAGATGGGCCGGGAGTTCAACAAGCTTCGCGAGCCATTGCCGCAGCGGTGCGGGGCGAAGCCGCAGGTGGCCGATGCGAAAAGGTGGAAGAGCCGCAAAACTTTGACTTTGCCATTGCGGGAAGCGCAACTCGCCCTCACCATGTGGGCTTGGTAGCAAATGGCGGCGTTTTGCATGCGTCAAAAGCATTTGGGTCGGCATGGCATCCGGTCCATAGGTTTAAAATGCTGTACCCAGAAACGGGGTTCTACCGATGGCATCTATAATTCTTCTCAAGAATCCGCTTTCCCCTCACACTCGCGAAATACATGCGGTAGAGGCTGGTCTTGAGGTCATTGATTGGCTTCAGGAGAATCACCCCAAAGGCTTCGGAATGCCTTTACGGTTTTATCTCAACGGAGAAGAAACGCCTCTTGATGATCTTGATCACAAGATGGATGAAGATGACGTTGCGGTTCTTGCGCTTATGCCAGGTGATCCTAGCGGCGGTCTTTTGACGGCCTTTGCTATTAATTTCGCGATTTCTCTGGTGCTGGCGGCTGCCGGGTTTGCAATAAACTACTTTTTCCAGCCGAAGCAAGTAGCTGGGGCGAAGGCGGGCACGAGTGTTAAGGTATACGATGTATCCGGCGATCAGAATGCAGCAAAGCTAGGGAGCCCTATTCCCGTGATCTATGGAGATGTTGTAACCACTCCGGATTATATCTCGCAGCCTTACACTTGGTTTAGCTTTGATCAAAGCTCGTATAATGAATTTTATTCTGGGGTTCAATATCTGGACATGATTTTGTGCGTCGGCCAGGGCGACATTGACGTAGAGAATGTCTATCTCTCGAACACCGCCTCTACGCTGCCAGCAGCAGGCGTGGTAACATGGCAGGCATTCAAGCCCGCGCAGCACAATAAAACAATGGGCGTTATTGCAAGCGCAATGGGCAACCGATTTCACGAAAACGTAATATCGTCTCCTGAGGTTGGGAACCAAGAACTGGCGAACAGAGATGAGACCATTGGCCCATTTGCTTTATGCAAGCCGGGAAATCAAGGGTCAAAATTTCAAGTTGATGTCGTTTTCCCGGCTGGCCAGACTGACCCGGATAGCACTGGCGACGTCAAAGGCAGAGCCACAAATTTTAATATTATTTACTATCAGATTGATGACAACGACAACCGCATAAGCTCTGATTTCACTAAAACTATCCGTGTTAGAACCGTAAATAACTCGTCTGCCGATAATCAAGACAGCGTAAATGTAACAATAACTCCCGGAGATGAGAAAAACAAAACGATAATCCAATCGCCTTTGCGCCGCAGCTATATGATAACAACGCCATATTCTGCGCGCTGGGCAGTAAAAATTATAAGAACCACTCCAGAGCCTGATCTTAAGTCCGGGCAAGACCGCTTTATTGTGTCCGGTCTTAAGCTGTATGCAGACTATCCGGCAGGGAGCGTTTATGGAGATGTAACACTACTGGCGGTGCGCGTTAAAGCCAGCATAGGGCTTGGCACTGAAGCGGCTTCTCGCATTACGGTTCGCTGCAAACGCCGTCTACCTCCTCCGGGTGGCGGAGCGCAAGCAACCAGCACGAACGGCGCGGATGCTTTTGCCGACATATTTACGAATGCCGTCTATGGCGCTGACCGTCCACGGTCTGAACTTGACACGGCTGTTTTGACTCAATTGCGATCCGAATGGGGGGGCTACCAGTTCAACCATGTGTTTACAGAGCGCACAACCGTTTGGGAGGCGCTGCGCACTGTCACCACGCCATTTGCAGCGGAGCCGAGTCCAGTGGGAGCTGTGATGTCCGTCGCGCAAGACGGCGTTAAGGCCACTCGCTCGATGCTGTTTACGGACGCAAATATCGTGGCCGACTCCTTGGTAGTGTCCTATTCTTTTGATGATGATGGGGCCTCGGACGGCGTGGAAATCGAATACGTAAACCCGGCTGATTTCCGCAAGTCTTATGTCGTTTATCCAGATAGTTCGTTGCGCCCGGATCAATTTAGCGTCGACGGGATTACCAGCGCCGCGCACGCGCAGCAATATGCAAGGCTTACTTGGCAGCGTCGATCTGGACAGCGAAAGAAGGTAGCGTTTGACACTGAGCTTGAAGGCCTTATACTGCAGCTTGGAGACCGCATCGGTATTTCTCACAACGTGATGAAGTGGGGAGATGGAGGGCTTATTGTTGGGCAGGACGCGCTTACCTTGACATCCGATCACGACTTGGACTGGAGCGGTGGAGTCAAACAAATTATCCTGCGCAGGCAAGATGGAAGCGCCAGCGACCCGATTACGGTGACACAAGGGGCGCAACCGAATTTGATGGTTATGGCAAGCGGTCTGAATTTCCCGGTCAACATTGATAATGACTATGAGTATACGTCATTTGCCTTTGGAGAACCGACAACACTAGTTCGTGATTTTATCGTAACGACCGTGAGGCCAAATGGCGAAAACACAGTTTCAATCGAGGCCGTCAACTATGCGCCGAACATCTATGTTGGCGGCATGAGCTTTTTGAGCTGATCATGGGGCTGACATATCCAAAAGCATTCCCCTTGCCCACGGCAGGAGGCCTGACAGCGGTCATAGATGCAGGCATTGTGCGAACGGATACGGCAACCGATCAGGTGCAGCGCCGCGTTTACAATACAATGCCGCACAGCTTCACGATGACATTCGTGATGGACTTGGTAGAGTTTAACTATTGGTATGAGTGGATATTGAACTACGGGTTTCGCTGGTTTGACATTCTGCTGCCGACGGTTTACGCGGGCCTAGCTAATTCAGACCTATCTCCGGTCACGGTGCGGGTGCAAGGACCAATTCAAACAAGCTTTCTCGCTAATAATGTGGTGCAAGCAGAGTTTACGGCGGAGACCGCGCCGGGCATGATTGTTAAATATTTAGCGGTGACGTGATGGTGGCCTATCCAGGAGCTTTGCCGCTGCCCGTCGTGCAGCCCTATGCAATCGTTGCCCAGACAGGACTTTCTGCTGTAAAATTTGAGCACGGTAACAACCGGCAACGGCGCGGCTCAAGACGAGCGCGGCAAGTTTTCAGCTTGTCGTTTACCTTGACTGTTGCGCAGCTTGGACAGTGGGTTAGCTGGGCGAATGGTTCTGGCTATGACTGGGAATTGATGAGCCTTGCTGGCCCGTACTCAAGTGGAGTGGTGACCCCACACCTAGTACGGCTTATAGGCTCCCCGGAAGTGCAGATGCTGACGCCGAGCGTGGCGCAAGTGTCCGTTATGGCCGAATTGAATGTTGAGTCAGTTCACGCTGGTATTGTAATATTTACCGGTAACCGCATCATCGCAGGCGCGCCATCTTCGCCGTCGGCCAGCCTTGTAATCGGCGGGCGGCTTACGCGCGCACCTGCTCCGGCATTGTTACTCGTGCCGGACGGGACATGGATTGTCGCGCAGACAGTGGCCATTCCGGCTGTTGATTTTGTGCGCGCGGGGGTTCCGGCTTTGAGGTCGGTTAATACGATCACGGCAGGACAGCCTGAAATAAACTGGATCGTTGCAGGCTATCCGAAACGCCTCGCGGCCTAGAATTCAAACAATTTTTACAGGAGAATCTCGTGCCAGATACTTACGCTAGAGTGCGAAATCTTTATGGAACAACTGCAGATTGGAATAGCTCAAATCCAATTCTGGGCGCGGGCGAGATTGGGGCTGAATACATCTCATCAACGGAGCAGCGCATCAAGGTGGGTGACGGCACGTCCACTTGGACGGCACTGCCGTACCTTTTTACAGGCAAGGCCAATCTTGCGGGCGGAAACACCTTCACGGGGAACCAAATTATTGCGAGTGGCGGGTTAAATATCACTGGAAACACAACAGGCGGGGTGCAATCTGATCTTAGAAACAGCAACACAACCCTTAACTCAAATGCTAGTTTTTCAATAAGATCAAATAATGATACTGAGTATATTAACTTAGTATCGTTTGCACAGGCGGCGGGTTACCTTAGCTTCAATAATGCCGCAGGGGGCATTATCAACACTGTGAATGCCCAGCCCTTACAGATACATCCGAATAACGCTTATCGGGCGCAGTTTACAGCGGGGGGGAGTTTTCACGTCGGAACGACAACCGATGCTGTAGTAGGCGGTGCATCTGGTTCCGGTTTTGCTGTATATTCAAGCGGGGGCTTTGCCTCGGTCACGACTGGAGTTTCCGGAACTATTCGCCGCCTTAGTAGCGATGGATCAGTCGTTCTATTTGGGCGCGATGCTACAAACGTGGGGAACATATCAGTCACCACTACGGCTACCGCCTATAACACGTCCTCAGATTACCGGCTGAAAGAAAATTTGACGCTGGTGGCGGGTGCATTGGCCCGCGTCAATTCGCTTCCTGTGTGGCGCTTCAACTTCATAGGAGACGACAAAATCGTGGACGGCTTCATGGCGCACGAGGCGCAGGCCGTTGTCCCCGAGTCTGTGACGGGCCAAAAGGATGAAATCGACGGAGAAGGCGACCCGGTCTATCAGGGTATTGATCAGGCCAAACTGGTTCCCTTGCTTTTCGCAGCTGTTCAAGAGCTGAGTGCGCAAGTAACAGCACTCACCGCCCGCGTGGCCACGCTGGAGGCCGCGCCATGACGTGCCCGCTTCCCTATTACATCTGCCACGCCGTGATCGCCCTTGCCATTTCTGCCGCTCTGTGGCCGTTCCTAGGGCTTCCTGCGGGGCTTGCGGCGGGCGTGGCCTTCTATGCGGGCCGAGAGTTCACACAATGGGAGGCGGGCCTGCCTTTCGACTGGCTTGGCCTTGCCGCGCCCGTGTTTGCGTGCATGGTCGCTCTAGTGTTATACTTTGCCACTACTCAAGCCAATAGCTCATCATCAAAACGTAATATTTAACCCGTAAAACAACAGGAGACTAAAATGATAAAGCTTAAGCCTTGCCCGAATTCTGTCAAGAAGCTAGGAGCGGCCCTTGTAAAGGCCCGCCGCGCTCAGGGAGAGGCCGCTGATGCTTGCCTTGAGGCGCGCCGGATTCTGGTTGATGAGGTTATTCCGGAGATGACTAATCTGGGGGCGAAAGAGATGGAGGCGGGCGTTGCTATCTCTAATTTGTGCGATGCGGCGCGCGGCGAGGGTCTTGTCGGAGCCGCTCATAACAGCCTGCGCTCAGTGTTGCAAAGACTAGGCTTTGATGAACCTTCCGACAAAGACATTCTGTCTATTCTCTCTGCCG